TTAACCTAATCTGTAGTAAGTATAGGTGACGTTGTCATCTTTATAGACGTCGTAACTGCTTTGTTTGAAGTCCGAAACCCATTCACTTCCTGTGTAACCAGCGATGTGACCATAAACATGGTTGCGAGTTCTGTGAATGATGTAAATGTCACCTTCTTGAGGCTCATCAAAAGCTGGGTTAATTTCTTTATAGCCAATCTTTTTCAGGGTATCGCCCCAATCAGATGCTGCAATTGGGTGGTTTTCAACATCGGCACCAGCAGATTCAAGTGCAAGACGAATGCTACGTGCACAACGAGCTTTGCTGCGTCTAGAAGTAACACTTTCTAATTTTGCTACGAATTTTTCTACATCAATGGCTGGAGGGGTATTGCTTGCAGTGCGGTGATTGTTGGGTTTCATGGTGAAGGGATAAGGAAGGCTTGGTGTGCTGTGTGATACAACAATCGCTGCCTGATTTGAATCCTGATACATATAGTTATCAGCTACTTGTCCGTCATAAATAATCATCGTGAAATCTCTACCCGTACTACCTATATCCGTATTTAGAAAATCACCACCTACCTGTGGCGTTCAGAGATACTAATTGCCCAAACTTAAAAGTTTTGTTTATGTTATGTAATAACGTATCTTTTTTCCAGTTTTTATTTCTGACTGCGAAAAAATAGCCTAGTTAAAATAGTAGCTAAAACTAGTAAAATTTAAGTAACTGATATTATTGAGTATAAATAAATAATCAGAGCTTAAATTTGAATATTTCGAGCCGACATTTGCGAATATACTCAAAATCTAAGTCTCTGATTTAAAATGCCACATTTTCTTACAATTTAAGAAGGCTGAGTGGGCTTAAGCCTGATGCTCTTTCACATATTCTTCAGTACGAATAATCGCAGCTTGCATGTTTCGAATAGCATTCTCGACATCAGCTAAAGTTTTTGCATTTCCACCGCTTAATGCTTGACGCCATTTACGGGCACCCGGTAGATTTTGAAATAAACCTAAAATATGACGCGTAATGATAGAGAGTGGAGCTCCTTCCGCCATACGTTGTTCAATATAAGGCAACATCTGCTCCATGATATCGAAACGGTCTGGTGCTTCTAAATTCCAAAGTTGGCCAAGCTCAGCAAGTAGATAAGGGTTGTGATAGGCTTCACGACCAATCATCACGCCATCAACGTGCTGTAAATGAGCTTGAGTTTCGGCAAAAGTTTTAATTCCGCCGTTAATTTCAATCGTTAAGTGCGGGCGTTCTTGCTTTAAACGGTAAACATCTTCATAGCGTAGCGGTGGTACTTCTCGGTTTTCCTTCGGAGATAAACCTTTTAATATCGCAATACGGGCATGTACGACAAAGTGTGTGCAGCCCGTTGCCGCAACGGTATCTACGAAGTGCAGCATTTCTTCGTAAGACTGCATGTCATCAATACCAATACGGTGCTTAACCGTTACTGGAATATTCACCGCTTTTTGCATGCTATGAATACATTCAGCAACTAAGTCTGGCTCTGCCATTAAACATGCGCCGATTTTATTGTTCTGTACACGGTCACTTGGGCAGCCTACATTCAGGTTGACTTCGTCATAGCCCCAGTCTTCAGCCATTTTTGTACAAGTGGCAAGCTCTTGAGGATTTGAACCACCAAGTTGCAGTACGATTGGGTGTTCTTGAGCGTTATAGTCCAAGTGGCGTTTTGCATCGCCAAATAAAATCGCGCCTGTTGTCACCATTTCGGTATACAGCACAACGTTTGGGTTAAACAACCGTGCAAAGAATCGGTAATCCTTTGTAGTCCAGTCCATCATAGGAGCAACGGATATTCTTGGAGTAATTGATTTAATTACGTTTTTAGAAATATCAGTCATTTAAGCACCTATCTTAATGTGTGAATACTTGCGTTTACTCGTGTTTATTTGCGTTTATCTGTGTTTTGTGCAACCTTATTGCAACCTTCAATCACACAAAATGTTTTGATATTGCAACCATGGGAACTATTACAAAACGTACGACAACAAAGGGCGAGGTTCGCTATCGTGCTTTACTGCAAATTCGCAAGCAGGACGCGAAGTATACAGAATCTAAAACTTTTAGTAAAAAGTCTCTAGCCGAAGCCTGGCTAAAAAAACGTGAATCTGAAATTGAAGAGAATCCAAGCATAATTTTAGAACTTAAAAAAAAGTTAGGTGATATAACTTTAGCTGAAGCAATTGAGTTATATCTTGAAGAGGTCACAAGTTATGGCCGTTCAAAAAAATCTACACTTAAACTTCTTACTAGATTTCCGATCGCTAAAAAACAAATATCAACTTTAACTAGGCAGGACTATGCCGAACATATCCGTGCACGTAGAGAAGGAAAATTAGAGGAATATAGAGTTAAAGCTATTGGACCAGCGACCGCAAATATGGATTTACAATATATAAGAACGATTTTGAATCATGCGGATTTAGTTTGGGGTTTAAAGGTAAATTTTGATGAGCTTGAAAAGGCTTCTAAAGGGTTAAGAAATGCCAGGGCAATAGGTAGTTCACGAAAACGACTTAGATTACCGACAACTGAAGAGTTGCAAAAATTGACTACTACAGCGCTCCAGTATTACTACATGACTCAATACCCGGATGTCCCAATTCATCTCATTATGTGGTTAGATATTTATACTGGCCGTCGGCTTAACGAATTATCACAATTAAGAATAGATAATTACGACAGGGAAAATCATCGCTGGTTGTTAAAGGCTGTAAAGAACCCAAAAGGTACAATTGGCAATGATAAATACTTTGTAGTGGACGAAAGAGCCGAAAAAATAATTGATCTTTTGCTTGAGCCTGAATTAAGAAAACGTATGTTAAGACGCGGTGGTGATCCAGCGTTATTACTACCATTTCATGATAACGTAATTGATCGTAGCTGGCAGAAAATTAAAAATATGGCTGGTATTGAGGGATTAAGGTTTCATGATTTGCGTCATGAAGCTGCAACAAGGCTTGCTGAGAAGGGTATGAGTATTCCATTAATACAACAGTACACATTGCATGAAGATTGGAATAGTTTAAAAATTTACGTTAATTTAAACACAATAAGAAAGACTGTATTAGATTTTGATGAAGCTATAGAAAATGCTAGAAATGCCAAATTAGGTGATTTTATATAATATTAAGCCCCTTTATTCAGGGGCTTTTTCTTCAGCTTTCTTTAGATCGTCCAGTACTTGAGCCATGACTAGAAAGCCAAGTCTTACACGTTCCACCGCTTTGTTTATTGTAGGATCATCATAATGAAACTTGTGATCTCGTAATCTTGGTATAGGTGGGCTTTTTCCTTCACGTAAATATAAATCAACAATTGTTCCTGTTAATTTTGATTCCAGTTTTTTGACAAACTCAGGATCAGCAAGCATTTCGATATAGGTAGCCATTAGAAGTCACCCCCGCTTAGCATGGTGCCTAAACCGCCATCAGCAGCCTCTAACTCCCGTTGAGGGCGACCACTTGAGCCATGAGAGTTCCCAAGCATTAAAACTAGACCATCGTTCGCACTGTAATACTCTGCATCAGGGAAGCTTTTGCGAATGTCTTTCATAAGTTTTTCAAGACCTTTGGTTAGTCTTTTGAATCGCTTCTCAAAGTTTGGGTTAGCTTGGTTTAAACAATCATTAGCATCGACATCACCACCAGCGATTGCGTTCAGTACATCTTCTTCTGTCATATACATTTTTAATAAGCCTCTTTAAGTTCTTCTTTTAAGTTATAAAGCTCAATACCTTCATCATCTCCTAAAGGTAGTAAATACTTTCCTTCGTAACCAACATCACCATAATATTTAACGCTACCATCCCAGATTATAATTCCGCTGTCACAAGCAACTTCCCATATCCCATGAGCGATATGAGTACCTGTTGGGTCTCTACATTCAACACTTTCATGATATGCAATGATTTTCACAAGTTTGCCATCATTCTCATGACAAACAATGTCACTGATAATCATAGCTAAACCACCTACCTGTAATCTGCTCATGAATTATCTCCTGGAATTGAGGTAGACCAATCTGGACCTTCAGCTAAATCAATTCCTATTGTCATGCTGGTATATGGGAAAAATACGCATCCAGCTTTGCTATTTGACAAAACAGGAAGACCATATTGAATTTGATGCTTAACATCATTTATATAAACATCTTCATAATCTGATATAGCTTGTTTAAGTCTTTCAGTAGAGCATCTAAATATTTCACCAGACTCTTTTAAATAAACTGTTTCCCCGCAATCCGAAAGGTTACAGATTAAAAGGTCTTCTTTGGCTTCTGAAATTCCACCAAGTTTTGTGATGATTACTATTGATTCTACAAATTGTTTTAGCTCTAAAAGGTCTGACATTTCGGGTGCATCCCATACCCGATTTGATGTTCTTTGATAAGTAAACTTTTTGAGATATTCGTTGTATGACATCACATTGCCATTTTTGCTTTTTTTGTAATAAATACAGAGATATTCATTTCGATAAACAACTTTTAATGCTTGGTCTGGCGCGTTTTCAACAATTTCTTTGGTCTTCTCAAAGGAAAAGTTTTGGATAAATTTGTATGCCTTCATCTCTTTGTTCCTTTCTTTTTCGCTTTATAGCGGTAACTGGCATTGTTTTGGCAGGTGACGCATTTGTAATTAAAGCCAGTTAATGTTTTTGGGCTTTTCATAATCATGAATTTAGTTTCACCATGACTGTTACACATGCCAGTAAAATGTTTTTGGTTTTGTTCAATGGCTAAAGTCATAAGTTCGAAATTCAATTGAACACGCTTATTATTTGCCTGAACTTCTGCATCGGTAAGTGATCTATATCGACACTTCTTGCAACGTGCATTGTTGTTATCAAAGTAGTAATCAGTTAAACCGTGTTTACTGCAAATTGCTTGAAATTCGGTAAGGCCAAGCTTTCGTGCATTCTCATAAGTTTCACGATTACAGATTCGGTTCATTTCAGCTTCAGTAAAAATATAAAGCTTGGTTGGTTTCTTAGGTCTACCAATTGATTTATTAACTTTTGTCTTGTTGGCCACCTTCTCCAGCTTCGGCTTTTTAGCCTTAACTGGAGCTTTTTTGGTTACCTTTTCAGCGTTATATTTTTCAATGTCCAGTGGTTTTACCTGGACACGTTCTTTAGGAATATTTCCATCTGGAAAATTAGTAAAGCCTGGCTCAAGCAATGTGATTATGTTTCCTTTAATTTTTAACCACTGTTCAACTGCTTCATTTAGGTTTGGCTTTACATATAAATTTGGGCGGATAGTTTCATCAAACATAATGAACACCTATGCATGCATAGCCTGGTGATCTTTTAGGGCAATTTGGCTTTGCTTATCTAAATAAACTGCCAAATCTGCAAGGTTCACCATCCAAGTTGATTTTTTGTTATCCGGTTCGCTACGAAATGCAGGAAACGGTAACTGTTGACTGTTCGCACGTCGTCTAGCTTCAGCAATTTGCATGTGATTGAAATAGTCCTTAATAATCGTTTCCAATGGAACTACTGGTGACTGATAACGAGCTACAAGCAAAAATAGACTATTAGCAAGAAACGGTTTGTCTGGAGTTGTCATAGGTCCTCCTTAGTTTTTCGCCATACTTCAGCAGGGACAATTGCATCTTCATAACCAGGCTTATTGTGCAGACTAAGGGATAGCAACAAATCCTCTTGTGCTTCTGGATCGGCCACAATTAATTGCGTTGCAATATGCCCGGTATAATGAAAAGAAAAACGTTGTGAACCGTCTTCAAGATCAGTCACAATTACATTTGTGACTAAATCAAGGTTAATAAAGTGCTGATGTTTAAGGTTATCTTTAACAAATAACATTAGATTTTCTCCAAGCAACTAACTAAGAGATAGCCCGCCAATAACAGGCCAATTATTGAAAAACCAGCTAGCTTTTCCATTTCATTCTCTCCAGTTGACGCAATTTGATGTGTCACATTGACCAGAGATATGACCGTTGTGTGAGCTGATTGAATAAATCACTTCACCTTCATTACAGATCGGGCAATCGAGCGTGCCATTGATTGTTTGAGCGGGACGTTTTACACCGTGTTTGTCGGTAATTACCTGGCGAACTTTTAAATACGCATCGGACCAATTCATACTGTTCTGCCCCCATGAATAGCCTGGATAAGTTGGCGTTGTGCATCTTGTAAACGTGCAACCAATTGGCTTACTGATTTACCGAAAGGCACAACAATAGCTACGGTGCGATTTTCCCAATCTTTTTTGGCGTGCTGATAACCACCGAAGTAAACGTAAATACGAACTTCTTCAGTGTGGTTATAAAGTTTGAAATTGATCTGTAGTCCAGGCTTAGAAAGCTGAAAGCAGCTACCAGCCAATTTCATGATTTCTTGCTGAACTTGTGGTGAGTTTTGGACCATTGATCAAGCCTCCAAAACCGAACCGTGAAAAGCAGAACTTAGTTCTTCAGTCCATTTAACCTTTTCAACAAGGTTAATAAATTCAAGGTTATAAGCTGAATCAATGAAGGCATTTGCCTGGGCAATCGCAATAACGAGTTCATTGCCGTTAGAAGCTTTTGAAATGTTGGAGATAGCGCATTTGATTTGATCAATCGATCTTTCACGATAGAAATCAAAATCACGCTTTGGTTGGGCAAAATCAGGGGCAAATAGTCGAGCATCAACAAGGATGTCGAATTGGGTTTTAGCAGGGTTATGTTTTTTCATGACTAAATCCTAAGTTAGATTAGATGTATTAAAACTAATCTAGCTTAGATTTTTAGTCAATCAATATTTCTAAGTTTACTTAGATTATTTTTTTTATTATTGATTTATAAGAATTTTTTTGGAGGTTCAAATTTACCCACATATTTACCTTTATAAATACAATTTTCTTTAAGAGGGATAATGTTCGGATGGAAATTCCCATTTAAAGCTTGTAAGTACATGTTTTTATTCTCTCTAACAAGAGCTTTGAATGTTGCTTGATCATCACACATTGCAACAATCATTTCACCTGTTTGAACGTATTCAAGTGGAATATCTGGATCAATACAGATTAAATCCCCATCTTTGAAGTGTGGGGTGTTGCTTGTGCCCTGAACAATCATATAAAAACTGTTTCTTCCTGCTTCTGGTGGAGCAGGTAACCATAGTTCAATTTCATGTGGTTGAATTGATCTTACATTGGTCCAGTTTCCAGCTTGAACATAATCGAGCACAGGCAGCATCCTTGTAATTGGTCTAAAGTCTTTAACAGATTGCTCATTATTATTAACACCATATTTTAAATAATCAATTGTAGTATCAAGGACCTGACACAAAGCCTCTAAATTTTCGTATTTAGGCTCATTTACGTCTTTTTCCCAAAAACCGACTGTTACATCAGATACTCCAACTAGATCGCCAAGTTTTACTTTGGATAATTTTTTTTCTTTCCTAAGTTTTTGTATACGTAAACCAATGGTTTCCATTTCTAAATCCTACAATGATTATCTAAGTTATCTTAGCTATTGACTATCGAAGTTAACTTGTGTCTAATAAATTCTAAGTTTACTTAGATTTTTTGGTGACAGTATGACCCGTACAGAAGCTCTAGAGCTACTTAATTGCAAAAAACTTTATCAATTAGCAGAAAAACTCGAATTGACCACTTCTGCAATAGCTCAATGGGGTGATGAGGAAGACATCCCTGATTATCGTGAATATGAAATCAGAGAGTTAGCGGCTGGCCGAGTTCCTAAACGCCTCCAAAAGAGCAAGCAGAATTTAGTGCATGTAAATAATTAAAAAAATGAATGAAATCGGAGATTTTTAACATGGTTTTATCTTTAATCGAACGTCGTGAAAAAACGGTAATGTCATTAGAGCAGGCTTTAAAGGCTGCTGTTTATCGTCCAGGTGATGAATACCTAATGGCGCAAATTGCAGAAAAGAACGGATGGAATATCAATACGTTCCGTAGTTCCATCAATCCAACGACTCCTACACATAAAGCAAATATTTACCATTTTGAAGCTATTTTGGATGAAACAAAAGATAGCCGAATTATGGATAGTGTTTGTGCAATTCATGGAAATGCGGCTTGGTTTGAGCTACCTAAAACCGAAAATTTAAATACCACTGATTTTGTTATGAAAATAGGAAAATTGGCTCAAGAGCAGGGTGACTTATCTCAATCCGTAGCTAAAGCCATTGGCGATGGTTGCATTAGTGAAGATGAGTTAGCGGTAATTCGTAAAGATGCATTTGAACTTATTCGTGTTGTTTCAACGATTCTAGCTATGGCGGAAGAACATTATCGAGGTGAACATGGCTAGACCTAAAAAGGGCCTTGATTTAAAAATTGTTAAAGAAAAGACCTTCAATCAATGGGATGCAATTTATCCTCAATTTGGCATTACCATGCCGCCTAAAAAAAGACATTCCTCATGTCCTTCGTGTGGTGGTGAAGATCGTTTTTATTACGATGACAAACAGGGGTTCGGTGATTTTTTCTGTAATAACTGTGGAGCTGGGGATGGTATTGCTTTAATTGGACGTGTGACTAATTTGGCTTTACCTGAAATTATTAAAGAATTGGCCGCAATCGTTGGTATTTCTGAAGAAACCGTAATCACCGAAGCAGATCGGGAGAGATGGAGAAAAGAGGCTGCTTTACGTAAACGTATGCATGAGGAAGAGCTGGAAAAAATCCAAAAAAATGCAGCAAAAAAGGCTCTTCGTTTATGGAATAACACACACCAAGGTGAAGAGAAAAACTGTATATACTTAAAAGACAAGCAAGTCAAAATTTTTGATTGCCAGGTCAACTTTGATGGCGATTTGATTGTGCCATTGTTTAACGAAAAACGAGAATTATGGAACCTTCAATATATTAAAGCTGACGGTTCAAAAAAGTTTTTACCAGGTGGACGTAAGAAAGGCTGTTTTCATATTATTGGCACAATTGATCTAGCTGATCCTGTGATATGTATTGCAGAGGGGTATGCAACAGCCGCATCAATACACATGGCAACCAATTTACCTGTCGTGGTTGCGTTTGATGCAGGTAACTTGCCACCAGTAGGACAAGCAATTCGGTCAATAGAACCAAATGCACGTTTGCTTTACTGTGCAGACGACGACAGCGCAAAAGAAGATACTGGCCGAAAAATGGCAAATGAAGCTGTTGCTGTGACAGGCGGTATGGTTATTGTGCCAATCTTCAAGCATGAAGATGGTATCAGTAATGAATCACAAGAGATGGCACAGCAACAAGCATTAACTGACTTTAATGATCTTCACGTGAACTTTGGCTTAGAGGCGGTCAAGGGACAGATCGAAAGAGCCTTGGCTTCTTTCGCATCTTTCCCCGCACCCCTTTCCCCAACAGACCACAAAAATGAGGGTCAAGATCGTGATATTTCATCAAATCAAACTGCTTCAACTGATTGTGTGGCAGAAAATGGGGGTTCCAAGGGGGAGGAAGGTGTATACACCCTTAATCTGGAATCATGTCTAGGTCGGTTTTGCCAGATTGAAGGTGAATCTAAATATTGGGATATGCATAGGAAGGTCCAGATCAAGAAAACAGCCTTCCAAGATATGTTGGGCAAAGGCTTATTTGCTGAATGGTCGAATCACCCTAAGCGTAAATTAATTGATAGCAACTCTGTTAAGAATATCTTAAATAAAGATATGGACCGACTTGAGCAGAATATGAGTGAAAGATTCATTATGCTCGAAGGTACAAAAGAGTCATGGGATGTGAAGAGAAGGCGCACCGTCCGCAACGATACGATCAAGGATAACTTTCGTTCTGGTTATGAAGTTTGGATTAAGTCAGAAAATAAAAAAATGATTTGGTTTGAAGACCTTGTATTCAATCCGACCATGAACGTAAAGCCTGGTCAAATTAATATGTTTGATGGGTTGCCGATAGCACCAATGCTAAATGATGTTGACCAGATGATCCCTATTAAGAGTGCAACTGAACTATGCCAGCCAATCATAAAATTACTTAATCACACATGTAATTATGACAAGGTTGTAGTGGATTGGATTTTAAAGTGGTTAGCTTATCCATTGCAAAATCAAGGCTCTAAAATGGCTACATCAATTCTCATGCATGGTGAAATTCAGGGAGCAGGAAAGTCATTATTCTTTGGAAAAGTTATGCGAGAAATTTATGGCAAGTATTGCGTGACACTTGGTCAAAACGGGCTTGAGTCAATCTATACAGATTGGGCTGAACAAAAGCTTTATTGCATATTTGAAGAAATTTTTAACAATAAATCTAAGTACGGAATGATGGGCTTGATTAAGCATATGATTACGGGAGAAACGATTCGTATTGAGAAGAAATTTATGAGTGGTTATGAACAATCTAACCATATCAACTGTGTGTTTTTATCAAATGATACTCAACCATTGCCCTTAGAGGAAAAAGATCGACGCTTTCTTGTCGTTAAACCCTGTGGGAAATTAGATGATGAACTAAAGCATGAAGTGCTTCAGTGTATCGATGGCACGGGAATTGATGCGTTTTACACTTTTCTTTTGCAACTACCCTTAGATGGCTTTACTACGCATACGGAACCGCCATATACAGATGCTAAGCGAGACATTATTCAATATGGTTTGCCTTCTTGGAAGTTGTTTTATCAGAAGTGGAGTACTGGTGAGCTTGATTATCCTTTCTGTTGTTGCTTATCAACCGATCTATACAAGGCATATGTGAATTGGTGTAGGCATTCAACAGAAAAGCCATTACCCGAAAATAAGTTTTCTTTTCAGATTGCAACTATTCCTGGCGTAACCAAAAGGCTTGGACGTTATAGAGAGCAAGGAACAGGCTATAGCGTGATAAAACCTGAGAAGCAGAAGACAATAATTTTTGTTCGTGAGCATGATCCTCAATCAAATGAAACGTTAGTTGATTGGTTGACTTCACAAATACATGAGTTTAGTGCTAAAGTGCATGGAGATGTCCCAAATGTTTTACAACAAGCACAATAATACTGACATCACCCAATGTTGTTTTCATGACGTGTTAAGGGTGTTAAGGGACATGTTAAGGGTATTTTTATGCACCCTTAACATCACCAAATCAAATCATACCAATGCTTACAGCCTTAATGTTAAGGGTGTTAAGGGTTTTGTGCGCGCGCGCATACGCGTGATAATTATTTTTATAATTAAGTTAATTAATGAATTAATTACCAAAAACTCTCCCGTGCGTGAGAAAAACACCCTTAACACTATTAACACCCTTCACAAGCCTTACCAACTAAGAGTTTTATATTTTTATACCCTTAACAACACTCTTAACACCCTTAACATTGTGTAATGGACTAGGTGCATAATGGAAAAATATTTACGGTTATTGAATCCTAAAACTACCAACTATGAAGCTATACCTTCAGGTTGTCATGGTGCTTTGACTGCTGCGGACGTTTGTATAGCTATGAGTTATGCAAAATTAACTCCTTTGCAGGATAATTTATTCCGCTTGAAATACTTGGGCGCAAACAACATTGAGAATGTGGAGTTATTTAGCAAGTTATTGCTTACAAAGTATCAAGATAAATTTATTCAAGCAGGTGTGAACATGATCTATCACTTGCCAATCGTTCGCGTTGCTTTGGTTGAGTTCTGTTTAGTATCTGCTGATTACAAACCTACTGAACGTAACCGTGAAATTATTTCTGGATTCAGTGATACAACTGTACGCAACCACATGAAAGGCCACATTGATAATGTTTTAGCTGATCTAAAACAGGCATGTGAATTAGGTGAAGAAAAGATTATTAAGCAGGTCTATTGCTCTAAGTAAACTTCGGTATTGACACAAAAGCAAAGTTAAGTTAGATTTCTCCACAATGGATAACTGTATTAAACGCTGTAGTTTCCTTCAGAGCTGAAAAGCTCTCTTTCAAAGCCCGCATGACTTCCTTGGACATGCGGGCTTCTTTTTTGGAGTCGGTTATGGTCACAGGTAGATTAATTGTTGAAATGAAACCGTGGGTTTGTTACTCCGTCTATGCTCTGTATTTGATTGAGAAAAAGATTGGAAAACACAAACTGACTTCAAAATTGATGACAAAACTTTTAGAGCGTTGCATTCGATTTGAAGAGATTCATCATGACCAATCGTCCACCACAAAGAGCTAAGCGTCCTTGCTTGGTTGGCAGTTGTAAAGATTTTGCATCCAACAAAGGATACTGTGATCAGCATCAAAACCGGATCAAACAAAAAGATCGGGAGCGGGGCACAGCGCACCAGCGCGGCTATGATGCCCGTTGGGAAAAAGAAAGAACAAAATTCTTAGATGAGAACCCGCTATGTGCGGATCATCGAAAGCGCGGATTAGTTGAAGCCGCTACGGTTGTTGACCATATCGTCCCACACAAGGGTGACAAAGTTTTGTTTTGGGATAAGAACAATTGGCAACCGCTTTGCAAGTCATGCCATGACCGCAAGACCGCTACCGAAGACAAAGGCAGTTGGTCACCAGTTCAATCACCAAGTAAAGCAAATCGAGAAAGTGAAAACGAGTTTAAGACAGGTGACTTTGTTTTGCCTTCAACTGGTTATGCAATTGATTCGCTTGATTGCAAATTCACAGATCAATTCATGGTTACGGCAGTAGCTGCAAACATGGTTGAAGTTAGTGATGCCGATGGCTTTGTTCATCGTTTGCATCATTCGCACTTCAAGGCGGTGAAGGTATGAGTGAACGTGAAGTTATCTTACTTGGTGATCATGTTGTTTATCGTGATGACATCAAGGGCTTTGATGATATTGGTGTTGTGGTTCAAGCAAACTCAAGTTTGTATGTGATTTGGAATAATGAAACCACGCCACGAATTGAAATCTATGAGCGATTGCGCGGTGCTCGACTTGATGAAGTTGATGCAGGTTGCCGAGTGATTCGGGAGAATTTTTAATGATAGTCAAGATTAATTCAAATATATACGTTCTTGCTTCTGATGTTATCTCGATTAAAAAAAACCAGAGAACAGGCTCTGACAATTACGGGAAATGGTTTGCATACGTTAAGTCGGATCAAAACATTACTGGTTATGAAGTTCCTGAAGATGAAGTAAAAATTCTCGTTCAAGATATCAATCGTTTTACTGAAAAATAGGGGATAGGGGGTCAAAAGTCGAAAAGGCTCTCTCAGAAAAGACCGCCCCCCCGTGAAATTTTTACGTGGTCAAAAGTCCATAGGGGGGTATACCTCTAATATTTAATCAGTTTTAAATTTTTTGGAGGTTCTTATGTCAACTATGGGTCGTCCACCGAAGGGGCTACAAGAAAAAATTCTTAGCGGCAGCCGTATCCGAACCGATCGGGATGGGGATGCTCAAGAAGCTAATGCATCGGTTGCTTTGGGAATGCCACCTTGCCCTCGTTGGGTAAAAGGGGGCGCAAAAAAACATTGGGATACTTTGGGACCTGTATTAGTTCAGGCGGGTTTGTTATCTGTTGTTGATGGTGATGTGTTCGGATTGCATTGTGACAATATGGCCGCCTATGAAAAGGCGCTTGAAAAGTTAGAAGAAATAACTTCATGGGTGACAACAACGCCAAACGGTTTTGAGGTCCAAGCCGCTTGGTTGCAGGTTCGAAATAAATTACAAGAGCAAATTATTAAGACTGCTGCTGAATTTGGTTTAACACCAAGAGCACGTTCAAGCGTCAAAGTTAATAAACAACAGCAATTAGATTTGTTGGGTGCTGATGCTGGTCAGAAAGAAGAAAATGACCCATATGCAAACTTTTCAATTCGATCTAGTTAGTGAGTTTTTATGCGCGATTATTTCAAAATCGCACTTCAGTATTGCCATGACGTGCGCTCTGGAGTGCGTACTGCTGGGCAGCTAGAAAAATTTGCTGTTAAACGTTTTTTAAATGACCTTAATCGTTCTGGTATTCCATTGGGTTCGGGTGATGAAGAGTTAGAAAAATTACTCACATCCTTAAAAATTGGTTCTAAGCCGCCAGATATAAATTTTGAATTTAGATTCGATGTAGAGCGCGCACAACATGCGTGCTTTTTTATTGAAACTTGCCCGCATGTTGAAGGGGAATTAGCCCGCTTAAAACGTGATGGAACACGGCACTTATTAGTAATGTCACCGTGGCAGGTTTTTGTCACGGTCAATATTTTTGGATGGGTGGATTATGAGGGTTTACGTCGCTTCACATACGTCTATCTGGAAGTCGCTAAGAAGAATGGTAAAACCACTTGGTTGGCGGCTGTCGGTTTGTACATGGGATTCATCGACGGTGAACCCGGTTCAAATGTATATGCTGCCGCGACAACTAGAGACCAAGCCAACATTTTGTTTGGCGCGGCAAAAACAATGGTTGCTTATTCGCCAAAGATGCAAGAGCGCTTTGGTATCACTAAGCAAGAGTATTCGATTTTCCAAACGACAACGAACTCATCGTTTAAAGCGCTTTCACAGGATCGGGACGGGTCAAAAGACGGTTTTAACGTTCACTGTGGTTTGATTGATGAATTACATGCTCATAAAGATTCTGGTATGTATGACATTGTGTCAAACGGTATTGCATCTCGTGCGCAACCATTACTTTTTGCGATTACAACCGCTGGAAAAGATACAACATCGGTTTGTTATCGTGAAAGAAAAATTGTTGTAGCAATTCTGAAAGGTGAAGCAACGCACGAGCGTTATTTCGGGATGATCTTTTGCTTAGATAAAGGTGATGACTGGAAAGACCCTAAAAACTGGCCTAAAGCCAATCCCAACTATGGAATTTCGGTAAAACCTGAATATCTGCAAGGGATGGCTGATAAATGCAAAATTTCCCCTTCAAATGAAGCGATTTTTCGGCAAAAGCATTTAAATGAATGGGTAGGTGCGGTTGATGGCTGGCTTGCTGAATCTGTTGTGTCAAATTGTGAGGTTGAAGTCTCCTATAAAAAATTTAAAGGTGTTGTAGGGTTTGGTGGCTATGATTTGGCAAGTCGATTAGACCTTGCCTCATGGGTAGAGATGCGACCAAATTTTGAAGATGGAAAAATTATTTGGTATGTCTTTGCTCATAGTTACATCAATGAAAGAGTAATGGAGTCAACCGAAGCAATTAACGGTGAGATGCGACCGGATGATTACCCTGTTTGGCGTGATGAAGGTTGGTTGATTGAAACACCAGGTGCTTCAACAGATTTCAACCGTATCAAAGAAGACATTCTTGAACATCATAATGACTACCCATTTTATGAAGTTGGTCATGATCCATATCATGCTGAACAAGTGACTGCTGATCTACTCGATGCTGGTTTAAATGTAATTGAAGTTCCTCAAAGAACTGAATTTTTAAACCCGGCAATGCGTTGGATTGAAGTTTTGATTGCTGAAAATCGCATACGTTTTTGCGGTGATCCAGTTTTAAAGTGGTGCATTCTCAATGTGGTAGTTAAAGAGGATGCTAAAGAGTGTATTTTTCCTAGAAAAATTTCACGCGCCAAAAAAATAGATGCTGCGGTTGGGATGATTATTGCAGCTTCAAGGGCCATGTACTGGGATAAGGAAGAAGTTTTTGAACTTGTGCCAGGCGAAGAGAATGGGAATTTTGATGATTTTCTGAGTGGTATGATTAAGGTATCTAGACGATGAGTAAAAACCGCAATAAAGCTAAGGGTCGTCAAAAAGATGACCTAAAAAAGCTGAAAGTGCGGGGAACTGGACCAATGCAAGACAGAACGGGGACGACCTTAATTGATCGTCCCCGTTCTGCTGTAAGGACGGCAAAGCCCGTTACTTTTGATAGTGCAATGACGCTTAGTGCGGTTTTTGCTTGTGTCAAGATTCTTGTTGAGTCTGTAGCAACCCTGCCTTTACAAATGTTTAAGTTAAATGCTGATGGAAGTAGAACAATCGTAAAGGATCATCCAGTAATTCAGCTTTTGAGTAATAAACCTAACCGATATCAAACTGCTGTCGAGTTTCGAGAGCATTTTATGCTGAATCTGGTTGCTGGTAATGCAGTTTGTAAACGTGACTATATTGGTAAAAAATTGGTCAGTTTGCAGGTTATTAATAGTGGTTCGGTTGATCTAAAAATCAAAGATAACGGTGATCCCGTTTATGAATGCCAGATCAACGGACGAAAGGTCGAGCTGACCGAAAAACAGGTCTGGCATGTCAAGATGTTCGGTACAAGTTTATGGGGGATGTCACCCATAGCATACGGTGCGGCGTCAATTGGTGTGGGTTTGTCTGCAAGTGATAAAACGACCAGATTAATGTCAAATGGTGCTAAACCAACAGGTGCATTAAAAACTAAACGTATTTTAAAAGATGCTCAACGAGACAAGCTTAGAACTGAATTAGATATTTTGGTGAATGGTGACGATGGAGACATTGCAGTTCTTGAAGATGATATGCAATTTGAGCAAATCAGCCTTACACCTGCCGATCTAGAATTAATTCAGATTCGTAAGTTATCTGTTGAAGACGCATGTCGTTTTTTTGGAGTGCCTCCGATATTAGTCTATTTAATGGATGGGGCAACGACATGGGGCGATGGTATCGATAAAATTATCGACGGATTCTATAAATTTGGTTTACGGCCATATCTGGAGCGGATTGAAGAAAGTATTCGTATTCATTTGCTGGAGCCTCATGAATGGGATTTGTATGAGTTTGAATTTAAGACAAAAGACCTTCTTCGAGCTTCTTATTTACAGCGTATTGCAGCTAATAAGGATCGAATTATTAGTGGTCAATCATCCATAAATGAAATTCGACGCGAAGAGGGTGACACACCTGATCCAAATGGGGATTTTTTACTTGTTCCAGTCAATATGACTACGGCAGAACGAATGAAAACAGGCAATTACAAGGTGAAAGAAGATGATAAAGCAACTGCAAGTGCGAAATAAATTTTCGCCTAACTTGCCAAAGGTCCAATGTCGGCGGATGCCAATTGCTGTAGAGAATTGCCGTTTTATTAAGAAAGACGATAAAACGGGTGTTGTTACAGTAAGTGGGTATGCTGTTAAGTGGGATTCTGTCAATTATTATGGCGAAAAGTTCATTAAAGGAGCTTTTGCCGATGTTTGTGCTGCTTTTAATGCTGGTACAAAAAAAGTCCACTGTTATTACAATCATGGTTGGCGTCAATGGTATGTCGATTCAACCATTACAATGCGAATCGGCAAGATAATTAAATTGGTTGAAGATGATACAGGTTTATATCTTGAAGTAGAGCTGACACCTGGTCTTGCTTTGGCTCAAAATGTAGCAGCAATGGTACAACATGGAACAGTTGATGGATTTTCAATTGCGTTTTATCCACCCAACGAAATTGATATGGAGAATAAAGGCACACATGTTGAAATTAAGCGTGCTGATTTATATGAAATCAGTATTGTAGATGACCCGGCGGATGATTCGGCGAGAATTATTAGCGATGATGCAATCAATGCCATTGAGTCTGAAGATGATGCTGCTGAACTATTACGCTCCATTTTACCTGGTGATTATGCTGAAAAATTCTTGGCACGTTGGACTAGTGTGCATCAACCTAAAGAAGACCCTGCACCTAAAGAAGATCCATTTTCTTTTTTAGATAAAATTGTTTAAAACCCCCAAATTTCAAATATAAACCCGCTTTTAGCGGGTTTTTTTATGCATAGGAAAAAATTATGACTGCATATCAAAAACTACCATTAGCTCAGCATATGAATTCTTTTAAAGGTTTAAATCCCCGTGATCGTCAGGATTTGGATCAATTTGCAATTCAATTGCGTGATCGTATCAGCCAATTTGACCAGCTTTTGGAACGTTATCGTGGCCGACTTGAAGGGTTAGAAGGTTTACCAGAAGATTTATGTGCTGATTTAGAGGCTCGCTCAAAACAAGTTGAAGAAATCGCTGGAATGATTCAAGACATTCAACAGCGAATGGTTGAAGGTGTTCAAGGCGCCAATGGTACAGAGCAACGTAATGTATTAGCTGCTTTATTGCGAAATAAGGACGCTGTAGATTATGCAAAAATCATGCATTCCCGCTCGGGTAAGAAAAAAGATGCTGTAGTGTTTGAAGGTATTAATGCCCGTAACGTTATTACCTTGAAGTCGATGCCAGCTAATGCAGCTTTTGCCGAAAATGATTTAAACCGTACTGCTGTAACTCAGCCTTTAAGCATTATTGACTTAATTAACTGGGGTACGACGGATGAAGCTATTCATTATTTCTTGCGTGAATCTGCTTTTGACATCATGGCTGATATTGCCCCGGAAAATACCGATAAGCCTGAATCGAATTTGAATTTTGGTTTAGCAACAATGAATGTGGGCACCATTGCTCATTGGATTCGTGCTTCAAAACAAGTACTTGCAGATATGACGTCGCTTGCAACTTATTTAGAAGTTCGTATGGCTTATGGTGTTCGTTTAAAACTTGAATACTACATTGTTAACGGTCATACCCCTGCTACTGGTGAACAAAAAATCTTTAGTGGTCTTTTGGAAGAAGATAACTACGTTACTATCACGCCAGAAGCAGATGCAACCGCTTTAGATGTTTTGAACCAAGCAAAATATAAAGCTGCTGCATCTTTTGTTCTCCCAGATACAATGATTTTAAATCCTGAGGATTGGGGGAAAATTGAGCGTATTAAAGGTGCAGATGGGCATTATATCTTTGGTTCACCAGGTGCAGTTATTCAACCAGTACTATGGGGATTACCAGTAGTTTTCGCAGCTTCAATGCCAAAAGGTAAATACTGGGTAGGCAATATTGCTATTGGTTTTGATGGCGTTATTCGTGAAGATGTTTCTGTAACTGTTTCAACTGAAGATGGCAATAACATTACTAAAAACTTGGTAACTATCTTGGCTGAAATGCGTGCTACAGGTGCTGTTGTTTTACCAGATGCGTGTGTTGCAGGTGATCTACCAGTAATTGCACCTCCAGCGGGTGGTTAATATTCAATAAAGCAGCTTTAGGGCTGCTTTTTTTATGTTTTATGCAGATTTTGGGAAATTTTATTCAAAAATCTGCATTTTTCTTCATATTTAGGACGTTTTTATGAGTGACTACATAACGCTTGATTTGGCGAAATCTCACTTGCGTGTATTGCATACACGTGATGACGCATACATTGAGTTACTGATCAAAGCGGCTTTAAAAGCAGTAACAAACTTCATAGACAAAGAATTTTCAGAAATTCAGCAGGTAGATGGCTCTTTACCTGAGGATTTAGTTTATGCGGCATTACTGATCATTGGCGACATGTATCAAAACCGAGCGGCTCAGACTGATGCTGCTTTACATGTAAATATTGCATGTGAGCGTTTGATGTTTCCATATAAAAAAATGGGGGTTTAACTCATGCGTGAGAAATTTGAAGCATGGATAAAGGCCCAGCCGTTTTACACAAAGCTAATTTATATACATGGTGAGCGTCTCTTTATTCATGACAACGGTGTATACCAAGTTTTTGCAATGGAAGTTGCCTATCAAGCTTGGTTGGTTTAAGGGGGTGATTCATGCAATCTGGAATTTTAGATACATGTTTTGAGGTTTTAAAGCGGACAGAGCAAAAAAATTCTGCTGGGCAAATTAAATTTGAGTGGTCTGTGATTGGTCGCTTTTATGGTGGTGTAAAACCTGTAAGTGTTCAATCATTTGTGCAATCAAGCATGCAAGGTTCGGCATTAGTTGCAAGGATTGTAATGCGTCCTGATGATTTCCCTGAAATATCGGCAGTGTATTTAATCCGGGATGTTGATACACAGAAACTTTATAAAATTGATGGTGTTTTGCCTGTTAGTAAATCACGCCAAGCTTTGATGTGCAGTTTAGGAAAACTTACCTGATGGAATTTGATTTCAAGATAGAGGGGTTGTCCGAACTTACCGAGCAACTCAGAAGTCTTGAAAAGTTAGGTAAACAAAAACAACTTACTCAAAATGCACTGTTCTATGCTTCTCAACCTATTTTTGATGATATTAAAGCCCGTGCTCCACGTGCTGAAAAGGCATATTACAGATATTACCGTGGTTCTTTCCGACAACGTTTGCGTGGAAATCCAAAAAATTCAAGAAAACTTAAGCGCCCTGGAACATTAAAAAGAAGTATCGCTAGAAAACGGATACGGGTAGATGGTGGGGTTGCAGTTGGAATTTATATAAAACCAAAAGCTTTTTATTACAGATTCATTGAAAGGGGCACACCAACAATACCCGCAATTCCTTTTGTTTTGCCCGCTTATGAGCATTTTAAGGAATCTGCTGTTGAGCGTTTCCGCTTGAGATATGGAGAGTATGTTCAAGCAGCATTTGAGCGTAAGCAAATACGCATAGAACAGGAATTTGAAGATGCTCGCGAGTGAAATTATTTATCAAATACTTGGCCCATTATTCAATGACCAAGTTGCACCAGCACCACTTTCTCGAGGAATGGAAATTCATGGGACCTATATTACCTATCAAACACTGAATGGAAACCCATTAAATACTGTCAAAACTTGGACTGGATATGACCAGTTACGAGTTCAAATCAATATTCACAATGCGGATAAGGTCCAATGCGAAAAAGATGCAGCACGTGTAAAGCGTGCTTTAGTAGATCAAAAATTATCGTCATGCAGTTTGGTTGGTGACAGTGATGGTGGTTTTGATGATGAAACACAACTGTTTCAGCAACAAGTAGATATTTTAATCTGGCAAATCGCCGAGGAGTAAGACATGGCTGATAAGGCTTTAATTGATTCACAGGGAATTGTAATTTCCTACAAATTACCAGTAGCACAGGCATTTTCAGAATTGCTTGAAGTCACTGATAGTCCTTTGCCAACAAAAAAACGTGAAGTTGATGACATCACCACGGTTAAATCAACGCATAAAGAAACTATTGCTGCGGGTGTAATTAGTGCTGACGATCTCGCATATGAGCTTTTAATGATTTCAGGTAGTGTTCAACAGCAAGAGTTGGAACAATATTTTGAAGATGGTGAAATGATCGATTGGAAAGTTGTACTTCCTGATGATGCTGCTACTACATATACATTTCAGGGAACAATTACTGAACTTTCACCAGTGCGTGCGGCCAATAAGAAAAACCGCTTTAAGTTGACTATTGCAGTCAATGGAAAAGTAACCAAAACGACTACCCCTTAATACATAAGCCCGCTAAGCGGGCTTTATTCTTAATAGGAAAATGAAACATGACAAGTAAGACAGTAGCAGTTGGATTGGCTGCGGCATTTTTAGCAGTTGCTGAAAACAAAGATTTCATTATTGATGAAGTTGAGGGTCTTGGCCGTATAGGTCTTAAGCGCTTAAGCCTAGAAGATCGTGATGCATGGGTTACAGCAGAAAATGATTCAATCCCAATTATTATTAAGGGTTCTGTCTGTGATCCTGAAACTGGAGAGCTTTCTCTTAAAGAATTAACTAATGATCAGATTAAAAAAATACCTGGTCATATTGCTGATGAATTGCTTAAAAAAATATATAAGCACAATGGCATTAAAACGATGGCTGAAATTAATGCTGAGCGTGAAGCAGGTAAAGAACCAGAACAGTTAAAAAACTAAAAAGCCGACCCGATCTAAAATTCAGATTTCAATTAGCTCTACGCTTAGGTCGGACTGTCGGCGAATTAGAAAGGACGATGACATATCATGAATATCAATATTGGCAGGCATTTAACATTTTAGAGCCTATTGGAATGCAGCGCGAAAATGTATTCCAGGCGAATATTGCGAAAACAGTTTTTGATGTGAATTGTCCAGATAATGGGTTTGGTTTATCGGACTTTTTATTATTCCAGCCGCATCAAGAACGAACTGTTGAAGATGTGATGGATGATATTAAGGCAAGAATGGCATTGTTTAGTTAGTTATTTGCTTTGGTTGTTTAAAAAAGATTATATTCTGACCTCTTATTAGTAAGGGGTTAGATTGTGAAGAAAATAATTCTGCTACTTAGCTGTACTATGGGATTATATAGTTGTGCTACGACACATGATTATTTTTCTATCGTACCAACTTCATCAAATAATATAAGTGGTTTATGGACTGGTCAATTTAATACATTAGTAGCAACATTAAAGCTAAAATCAGACGGTACTGGAATAATCTGTCAAGATCATCTTGGGAGCGCTAGAGTAATGTCAGTTAAATTATCTAATGATCGATTATATTCACAAGATGGTACATATTGGAAATTAATTCAAATATCTCCACAGGTCATGAAATTGAATTATGCTGTTGGTGGTGGATATACACTACAAAAAGATGACGGTGGAAACTTGGTATCACCAGCATGTAAAGAAAAGATTTAGTTAACTCTAAAAAAAGAACCCTGCATTAGCAGGGTTTTTTTATGTCTATAGGAAAATAAAATGGCAGATGATCTTTTAAAACGTGTTGAAATTTTGCTAGAGGCTAATACTGCAAAATTTGAAACGGGTATGGCGAAGGCTGAGAAGATTGCACAAAACTCTGCCAATACCATGACCAAAGGCTATGATAGCGTTAAAAGTGAGGTTAAACGTACTCAAGCCCAGGTCGATGATTTTTCTAGAACTCTGGAACGCCAAGACCGTCAAATATCAATGATGGCTAAAAGTTATAGCCTTTTAGCTTCATCTGTTAAGTCGGTTGTAGCTGGGGTCTCAATTAATGAAATAATTGGTAAATCAGATGATTATATTTCGCTTAATAACCGCCTAAAATTAGTAACTCAGTCGCAAGCAGAGCTTGCAGAAGCATCTACCTCTACTTTTAATATTGCTCAAAAAACTGGCGCTGCTTGGGATGGTGTTGCAGATATTTATTCTAAATTTTCTGCAAATTCAAAAACTTTAAATATTGATCAAAAAGAAACTGCCCGTTTAACTGAAACAGTAGCAAAAGCAACTGCAATGAGTGGTTCAAGTGCTTCAGCAGCTCAAGACGCATTAACTCAGTTCGGCCAAGCATTGGCAAGTAATAAATTACAGGCTGAAGAGTTCAACTCAATGAACGATAACGCTTCTGGTGTACTTGATGCTATGGCAAGGGGATTAGGTAAAACTCGTGGCGAGCTTCGACAAATGATGCTTCAAGGTGAGTTAACTGGAGATGTTATTGTTAAATCTTTGCTTAAAGCTGGGGATAGTGTTGATCAGTTATACAATAAAACTGATAAAACAGTAGGACAAGCTTTCACTAAATTAAACAATGAATTAACAAAATTTGTTGGTGAAGCATCGAAAAGCTCTGGTGTGTCAGTTGTTTTGGCTGATGGAATTAGTACTCTTGCAGATAACTTAGATAAGACAACAGATGTTCTTATGGTTGGGGCTGCTTTTTATGCCGGAACTTATATACCCTCCATTTACAATTCAGTTGTTGCAGGTTATGCAAAAACAAAGCAGTTAATTGAACAAACTGCTGTTCAAATTACAGCGACTAATATGGAAAAAGCCGCAGCTTTGGCTGATGTCGCAAAAGCTCAAAGTACTCTCACGTTGATTGCTGCTGAAAAGGCTTTAGAAATTGAACGTTTAAAAGCCCAAATTTCCGCACAGGGTCGAATGGCAACTGTCACACGTATGGCTGAGCTTAAAAAGCTGGAGTCTGTGGTAACGAATGAGTTAACTGTTGCTCAGTCAAGATTAAATGCAGTTCAAGGTGCTTCAATAGGGGTTGGGCGAAGTTTATTGGGCATCCTAGGTGGTCCAGTAGGTTTGGGTTTAACCGTTGCTGGGGTGGCCGCATCATATTTACTTTTAAAAGATAGTTCATCAAGTACGGTTGAGTCCCTTGATCTTCAAAAACAATCTGTAGATGAACTTAGAGATAAATATGAAAAATTAAGTGTTGCTCAGAAAAATACAACATTGCATGAACTCAAAAAGCAAGTTGATGAATTAAGAGTTTCTTATACTGTTGCTGGCTCTAACTTAAGTGCTTTTGTAGAAGCAATTCCAATCTCAGACGAAAAAATCGATACCATCCGTAAGCTTTATAATGCTTATAGTAGTGGTGCGTTATCATCTGATGATTTTAATAAATCAATCCAAAAGCTTAATTTTTTAACAGATGACCAGAAGTTAAAAATTAATCAGCTTTCAGTAAGTTATGATCAAAGTAAGGTTGCATATAACAATGCAAAAACGGCTCGTGATGCTTTAGTGGATACTACACCAAAAGCAGTACAAGCTCATAACGGTGAAGCTGAAGCTATTCGACAAAAGAATATTGAGCTTCAAAAAACTAAAGACCTTCAGGCAAGTGCAGCAAAGGAAAACTTAAAGAATCAGTATTTTATTAATACTGTTAAAGCAAGTGGCAGTAATCAGAATGCTTTAGATTATGCAACATTTATGACCAAGTTCCGTGAAGACAATAAAATTCCGTTTTCACAAAATTTGACTGCCGAGCAAAAGAAAATTGCTGATAAGCAATTTGCATTGCAGCAAGAGGTTAAAAACCTTCAAGACAAGATTACTGAATCCGTTAAGGCTCAAACTAAAGAGTATGAAAAACAGCAGAAGTTACTTTCTGTTAATGCAACAGTTCAGGCAGCGGCAAAACAGTATAACTTTGCCAGTCTTGAGCAAAAAGCGGGGTTTCCACTGGGGACTCTGTCAGCCTTAATGATGCAGGAATCAAGAGGAAATCCTAAAGCTTATAATGCGGAGACTGGAGCAGCCGGGGCTTTTCAATTTTTGCCAGCAACTGCAAAGCAGTATGGTGTTCAGGATCGTTACAATGTTCAACAATCTGCTGAAGGGGCCATTAAATATCTTACTTATCTTAGGAAACTTTTTAATGGTGATTTAGAGAAAACAATTCGTTCATATCATGCAGGTGAAGGAAATGTTCAAAAGAATACAAAAATTGGACCAGTTAATGATGAGTATTGGTCTAATTATAAAGCTCGTATTGCATTCTTAAATGGTGCAGGTGGTTCTACATCCAAAGATTTTGAAAAATATCTTCAAGATGAAACTAAAGCTGTCACTAAATCATTAGAGGATCAACAAGCTATTCGAGAGAGTTATTATAATTCTTGGGAAAAGCTTGAAAATGAACATAATGAAAAAGTTCAAAAAGTCCGTACAAATTTCGCGAATGATCCTAAAACTCGTGATTTACTTTTGAAACGTGAAGATGAACGATATGCAAAAGCCATTGAAGAGTGGATGCGTTATGAAGATAACCGTGTAAAAGAGGAGGTTAAGGCCAATCAAGAAATTATTGTTTCAAGACAATTGGCATTTGAGGCTTTAAATGGCCCAGTAGGACAAATTGCTGGCATGGCAGCAAACGCAACTGCTGAGGGAACATTAGCGCCAAAGCGGCTTGCAATGTGGAAACTAGGTACACAACATCAAGATGGTTATTCTCAGTTAGGTGATTTACTAACTCAAAGCCAAAAAGCCACTCTTGATGATCAGACTCTTTCTGATCAAGAGCGCTATAAACAATTAAATGATACTTATCGTAAGTATCTCGAGGCAAAGAAAGCTTTAAGTTTGCAATATGCTAAAGAGGAGCAAGATTTAGTCAAGTCACAGCATTTAGAACAACTTAACCTTTGGGGTAATTTGTTGGGTCAGGCACAAAACACCTGGTCTCAGCTAACCCAATCGGTTAAAGATGCAAATGGTGAACAATCTGCTGCCTATAAAGCTATGTTTGTTATGCAACAAGCATTCTCAATTGCATCCACTCTTGTGGCTGCACATGTTGCGGCGGCTCAGGTTGCTGCTGATGCAACGATACCTTTTTTTGGTGCCAAGATTGCTGCATCTGAAGCAATGCTGGCTATGGGCTATGCGCAAGCAGGTTTGATCGGTGCACAGACAATCGCAGGTATTGCACATGGTGGTTTAGATTATGTCCCTTCTGAATCAACATACTTGTTAGATGAAGGTGAACGTGTTTTATCACCACGTCAAAACCAAGATTTAACCCGGTTTATGGCAAATCAACAATCTGGCGGTTCTGGGGTTAAAGTCACGATCAACAACTATGGGAATGATAAGGTCGAAACCTCCCAAGATGCTGATGGCAACTTAATGGTGACAATTGGAAAAATGGTTGATCAAAGAGTAGATGCTGGTATTGCCAGGAACTTAAGGCAGGGGTATCCATTAGCTAATGCAATTAAAGGTAAATAATTTATGAGTGAACGTTTATTTACATGGGCTGAAAGCTTGGCTGAAAATTCTGGAACCCAAAGTTTTAATACCTTGTCTTCTAAATTTGGCGATGGGTATGAACAAAATATATCAGTAGGAATTAATAACCGAAAGGGTTCGTGGAATTTCACAAGAACTGACTCAGAAAGCTTAATAACTGAAATTAAGAAATTTTTAGATGATCATAAGGGTGCTGATTCCTTTTATTGGCAATCGCCAAAGGATGGTCTCATCCGTGTGAAAGCTGGAGACTATCAGTTAGTTGATCGTGGTTCAGGCACCTGGAAGATTTCCACAACATTTACCCAAGTCTTTTACCCTTAATTTTAAATCTCTTCAAAGCCCCTTTTTTAGGGGCTTTTTTTATGCGAGTAAGAAAATGACAATTCAAACAGTTAATCTTGGTTCAGCTCCGACTGGCGCAGGCGGTGATACATTCCGTTCAACTGGCGCAAAAATGAATGAAAACTTTACAAATAATACCCATGCAGCTAGTCGTTTGGTTGGTACTCAAGCTGGAAATGTAATGGAAGTCGGTGCTTTTGGCTTTGGTTACATGGGTTCATCACATTTAAATGTAAATACTTTAAGTGATGTCAAAAATATTGTTCAAAACCAATCTAGAATTTTCAGAGCAGATAGTGGCAATGTTTTCCAGCTTTACGCTCCTACGCTTTACATGAAGACTCAAGATACGAATGTGGCAATATCTTTTGGTCCATTCAGTGGTGATGTAAAAGCTGCTGGTTGGACAGATGGTTCAACCGATTTTACAGCTAAATATTTTTTCCGAACTTCATCAAATACAACAGTTGATGCTAATGGATTTTTAAAGAATGCATCACCAGTTGTTAAATTGTTTGCAGATAAAATTGAACCCAATGAAGAAGCTGCTGAACAGCCACTTTCCTTTGAGAAACTAGATGTTGGTCATTACCTTGTTAAAGGGTCTTCAGGATTTGCGAAAGAAGGCTGGTGGATTGAAATTCCAACCGATACTCACGGTAATAAGATTTGTGCAGTTGAATATCAAACTTTAGAGAATGGTGATCTTGAAATTAAAACCTTCAAGAAAAAGCTAAATGAAGAGGGTGACATTGTTGCCAATCTTGATGCACCAATCGATATTCCAAACAATGCAAATGGTGAGCCGCGCTGGATCGATATTCGTTTAAATACAGTTAAACGAAAAATTATTAGAAAGGTGCCACGCACTGAAAAACAACCGCGTATGGTTCAGCAAATCAAATATTCAATGCAGCCTACCTTTATGACCCGCTTAACTGAACTTATTGATGATGAAGGTAAAGTTGTCATGGTAGATGGAAAACCTTTCCAGAAAAAAGAAACTTATCTGGTCACAGACTCTTCAGGAATGGCAACTCTCACAAAACAGCCTGTAATTAATGAAAATGGTGAACCAGTACTTGAATGGGTACAAGCAGTTGATAGCGAAGGTAATCCTGTCTTTGACGATGTTCAAGTTAAAGATAAAGATGGAAATCCAATTTTTGATGAGGTAATCCATGAGTCTGAATAGTGATTTTCAGAAATTATATGTTGATGGCCTTATTCATCTATTTGAACTAGATGCCAGTAGCTTAGGTGCTGGCATTTTACGTTTCCATGGTCATATATCTTTTCAAGACTGGCAAAAAATTTATACGTCAATTGGTTCCGAAGGTTTAATTGGTGCCGATTCTGGCAGCATTGGAAAGATATTCGATGTTGGTGACCAGAAGGTATGGAACCGAAATATTATCTGGCAAGGTCAAGTTTTTGAACCGATGGCACTTGAGGTGTCTGGTCTTGAAATGCGAAGTGATGGTAAAGCTTCTGCACCTACATTGACGATGGCAAATAATATTAATGGCATTCAGCATGCTTTATCTGCTTATTGTCTTCAATTTAAGGACTTTGCAGGGGCTAAACTAAAAGTTATTACTACTTTGGCCAAATATCTTGATGCTGAAAATTTTAGTACAGGTAATGCTTCAGCTTCAAATGAGGCTAAGCAACAAATTTGGTTTATTGAACAGAAGACATCGGAAAATGCGCAACAAGTTACTTTTGAACTATCGAACCCAATTGATTTTGAAGGTTTAAAAATCCCTGTTCGTCAAATTACTTCTTATTGTGGTTGGGAGTATCGCGGGGAAGAGTGTGGTTACACAGGCGCAGCAATGTTTACTGAAAAAGATGAGCCAACAGATAACCCGGCATTAGATCGTTGCTCTTACAGAATGTCAGGTTGTGAATGCCGATTCGGTAAGAATAAGCCATTGCCCTTCGGTGGTTTTCCAGCATCTAGTATGGTATGACGAAATATGGAACTTACAGCAAAACTTAAAAAAGCAATCATGGCCCATGCTGAAAAAGCTTATCCGGAAGAATGCTGTGGATTAATAGTCGACGGTAAGTATATTCAATGCAAAAATATTGCACCAACAATTTATGATCAAAACGGCAATATTAAGCAAGATAAAACTACCAATTTTGAAATTGATCCTAATAATCTAATTTCTGCAGAAAGTCAGGGAGAAATCCAAGCATATGTCCATTCTCATCCAGATGGCACTGCCAGAGCCACTGACTTGGACCGTGTTCAAATAGAACTGCATAAAAAACCATGGGTCATTTGTTCATATCCGGATCTTGATTTTCAAGTCTACGAGCCTTGTGGCTATCGCGCCCCTTTAGTGGGGCGTAATTATTTTCATGGCTGGCAAGATTGCTATGCGCTAGTACGTGATTTTTATAGTCGTGAATTGGGCATAGAGCTTATGGATTTTAAACGTGATGATGCATGGTGGGAAGATAAAAACCATCCATCACTTTACTTTGAAAATTATGAAAAAGCGGGCTTCTATGAGGTCGATACACCACAATATGGCGATATGCTTGTTTGTCGTGTTGGGCGTACTGAACATCCTAATCATGCGGTTGTTTGGCTTGGTGATAATGGACAGCTTAAAACGGAACAAACTGAGCAATGTATAGGTTCAAGTTTAATACTTCATCATCCGTATAACAGAAAATCAGTACGAGAAATTTACGGTCAGCAGTGGCGTGAACGTACTGTAAAAATTTTGAGGCATAGAGATGTTAAAAACAATTAGGTTATACGGCATCTTGGGTCAAAAGTTCGGTCGTGAATTTAAGCTCGATGTCGCAAATACACGTGAAGCCATGCGTGCATTATCCGTGCAGATTATTGGTTTTGAACACTTCATGACACATGCCCATGAACAAGGTTTAGCTTTTGCAATTTTTCTTAAAGGCAAAGGCTCAAGCAATAAACGCGGCAAGAAACGTCCAGCAATTTACGACCATGAATCCAAGCGTCTAATCACTGGCGATAACATCGGCGCAGATCAGCTTGATTTAAATACTGAAGCTGACACTATTCATATTGTCCCGCGCATTATGGGTGCGGGTGGTAATAATGGGGTTTTGCAAGTTGTACTTGGCATTGTGATGATGGTAGTTGGATATTTCACATTCGGTGCCACATCGACTGTAGGTGCAGCTTTAATTGCTTCTGGTTTCGGTATGACGGTTGGGGGTGTGGCATCTATGCTCATGCCAAAAATTGATACGATACAAAATCAAAATCAGGATGGAAATAGAGCAAACAAGGGTTTTGGTAGTGCGGTTACAACAGCCGCTCAAGGTTATCCTGTGCCAATCCTTTATGGCCGTAGAGAAGTGGGTGGTTTTGTTCTGAGCGCTGGTCAATATCCAGAAGATCAGATGTAATTTTTATGTTAGTTATAGGCGCTTTGAGCGCCTTTTTTATTGCGTGAGATTTGATATGGCGATGGTAAAAGGCGCAAAAAAGGGAAATCAGCAACCTAGACAGCCTGTTGTGGCACCGGATTCAGCGCAATCAAAAACCTATATTAAAGAATTGATTGGCTTATCTGAAGGTGAAGTAGAGGGATTAGCAAATGGGTATCAGTCAATTCTTTTAGATGAAACTCCATTACAAGATGAGAATGGAGGTAAAAACTTTGAAAATGTTACTGTTAATTTTCGATCAGGCACGAATGACCAAGAATATATTGAAGGTTTCCCAGCAGTAGAAAATGAAATACCAATTGATGTGGAGCTAAAATCATCAACGCCATGGGTACGTTCATTTAATAATCTTGACCTTGATGCAATTCGGTTGAGATTACGCTGGGGACCACTACGTACTCAAAACCCAACAAATGGTGATGTTACCGGCTTTACGATTGAATATGCCGTTGATCTTCAAACTGATGGTGGTGCTTGGGCTGAAGTGTTAAGAGCAAAAATCTCTGATAAAACCTCTATCAATTATGAGCGTGATCACCGAATTGATTTACCAGTTTCAACCTCTGGTTGGCTTATCCGTGTTCGCCGAATTACACCTAATTCATCTTCTGAATATATCAGCGATAAAATGTATGTTGCTGCTGCTATTGAGGTGATAGATGCAAAATTACGTTATCCAAATACTGCATTAGTTTCTTTGCAATACGATGCCGAAACATTTGGCGGATCAGTCGCAAAATTAGCTGTTGATTTAAAAGGCGTAAAAATTAAAGTACCTACTAACTATAATGCCGATACACGTGAATATATCGGGTTTTGGGATGGTACTTTTAAACGCGCATATTCGAACAACCCGGCTTGGATATATTACGATCTCTGTACTTCAAAGCGATATGGTATTGGTGAACGTATTAATGAATCAATGCTAGATAAATGGTCTTTATATCGTTTAGCTCAATATTGTGATGAATTAGTTCCAGATGGTTTGGGTGGACAAGAACCACGTTTTACTTGCAATGTTTATCTTCAAAGTGCTGAGGATGCTTATAGCATTCTAAGTAAACTTGCAGGTGTGTTTAGAGCTATTTCTTATTGGGATGGCGATAATATTGTTTGTGATGCTGATATTCCACAAGACACGCTTTTTACTTATACGCGTGCAAATATTATAGGAGAACCAGAGTATAACGGTACTCGCGCACGTGATCGTCATAACGCTGTAAAAGTCGCATGGGATAACCCGGCTAATCACTACAAAACAGAGTATGAATTTGTTCGAGATGAAAAATCTATTGCTGAAATGCGGCAAGTTCGTTTGCTTGATCTTAATGCCTGGGGATGTACTTCACGAGGGCAAGCTCAAAGGGCTGGACATTGGGCGTTAAAGTCTGAACAACTTGAAACACGTATTGTGACATTTAAGGTGGGTTTAGATGGATATATTCCATCACCTGGTAAAGTAATTGAACTTGCTGATAGCCTTTTTGCTGGCCGTGCAAACGGTGGACGTATTTCATCGGTTTCACTAGATCGTAAAAGCGTAACATTAGATCGTGATGATGTTGTTGCTGTTGCTGGGGATCGTCTTGTAATCAATGGTGAAAATGGTAAGGCCCAAACACGTATCATTCAGTCAATTTTAGGACGGGTTGTCACTGTTAATTTAGCTTTTGATGAAAACTCTATTGCTGCTCAAAATGTTTGGGTTATTGATGCTCAGGACCTGGCAACACTTAAATTTAGAGTTTTGTCTGTAGTTCAAGATGAAGACCACCAGTTCACGATTACAGCGGTAGAGTACAACCAGAATAAGTTTGATGCGATTGATAAAGGTGCTCATTACATTGATGTACCAATCTCAATTGTTAATCCCAATATTCAAGAACCAGTTTCAAATATTGTTATTACAAGCGAAGATCGGGTAGATCAAGGCATTAATGTTGCCACTATGGTTGTGTCTTGGACACAAGCAAAAGGGGCAGTTAAGTATCAAGTTGAATGGCGCAAGGATGATGGGAGTTGGATTAAATTACCAATTACCGGTAATAATTCAATTGAGGTTCCGGGTATTTATGCTGGTAACTATCAAGCAAAAGTTACAGCTATTAATGTCTCTGATATTTCATCATTGCCAGCATATTCAACACTTACAAAGTTAGTTGGCAAGCAAGGTTTACCGCCTGCTTTAGCATTCATTCAAGCAACAGGTATTTTGTTTGGTATGCGGCTAAATTGGGGATTCCCGTCAACTGGTGCGCTTGATACTGCTTATACAGAAATACAAGTTTCGCCAGATGGTAAAAGCAATATTGCGCAATTAGGCTTATTTGCTTATCCAACAACAACACACACTTTACAAGGGTTACAACCAAATTTAACTCAATACTACCGTGGCCGTTTGATTGATCGGATCGGTAATATTGGCCCTTGGTCTGACTGGACTCATGCAACAACTTCTGCTGATGCATCTGAAATTTTAGAAATTTTGGAAGGTAAAATTTCTGAAACTGAGCTTAGCCAAGACTTACAAACTAAGATCGATCATATTGAAAATATTGATGCTCAAATTCCGGGTATTATTCAAGATATTAAAAATACGAAAGATCAGATTGCGCAAGAAATTAGGGACAGACAAGCGGAGGTAAAAGCTACACAAGACCAAATTTCGCAAGAAGTCACTGATCGCCAAAACGCAATTCAACAAGCCAAAGATGGTTTATCTCAACAAATTATTGATGGTGATGAAAGTGTTCTTGAAGTTGTCGAAACGGTCAAGAAATCAAGTGAAGATGGTATTGCAGCAGTTCAGCAAGACATTAAAGTTGTTGCGAATGATCTTTCACTTGTAGCAGAAAAAACGGACGGTGTTTATGCACAGTTAAATCCGCCATTGATAGGCTCTGAATCAGATTTGATCGGTAATGATCAAGGCTTTGCAGGCACATGGTCTGTTCAATCAGCAATAATTGAAGGTGATCTTGCACTAAGTAAACGCATTGATACGACAGTTGTTGAAGTTGATGATTTACGTGCTTATGCGCGACAAGAGGTCGAAGCACGAATTGAGGGTGATAAAGTAACAGTTCAAAAGATTGATACTTATATTGCTAGTAATGATACTGCTTTAGCCACTGTGCGTGAATCAGCAAAAACAGCAGTTGAACAGTCAGCAGCGAATGCCGAGTCAATTAAATCAATTAATATTGCTTTAGAAGACACGGTAAGTACCGGTGCGCTTGAGCAAGTTAAATCTGACGTAAAGGAAGTTGATAAGAAAATCATTGCTCAAACAACCAGAATTGATGGTGTTTACGCTCAACTCAATCCGCCTTTGATTGGATCAGATTCTGATCTTATTGGCAACGATGGTGGATATGCTGGCGTTTGGTCTGAACAGTCTGCACGTATTGAAGGTGATCTTGTAGTAAGTAAGCGAGTTGATTCGACCAATGCAGAATTGGGTAATTTACAAGCTTATGCGCGACAAGAGGTCGAAGCACGAATTGAAGGCGACAAGGCAACAATTCAAAAGATTGATGCTTACATTGCTAGTAATGACAATGCTCTTGCAGTTGTTCGTGATACAGCAAAAATTGGTGTTGATCAATCGTCAGCAAATATTGAAGCTATCAAAAACATCAATATCGAGTTGAAAGACAAAGCAACTACTGGTGACATTACTCAAGTTAAGTCGGATATTAAGGAGGTTGATAAAAAGGTTACTGCTCAAACAATCAGACTTGATGGCGTCTATGCGCAAATTAACCCGCCACTAATTGGCTCGGAATCGGACTTAGTAGGTAATGAGGGAGGTTATGCAGGTGTCTGGTCAGAACAGTCAGCACGAATTGAAAGTGATCTTGCTCAAGCAATCCGTACAGACACAGTGCAAACAGATTTGAATGGCAATAAAGCTGCTGTTCAAGAAGTTACTAAATCAGTCAACGGGCTGTATGCAGAAAAGTTTATTAAGTTCGATGTGAACGGAAAGCTAGCTGGATGGGGGGGTGCCAATAATGGCGTAGAGTCACAGTTTATTTTTAACTTTGATTCTATTGCAATCGGTAACGGTAGCAATGGTGCTGTTTCATATCCTTTTAACTTCCGTTCTACCTCATACACTGACCCAGTGACTGGCACTGTTTTTCCAATTGGAGCCTATCTGAAGGCCGCCTTTATAGATTACCAATCCGTTGATACTTCTCATATTAAAGATTTAGCAGTGCAGCGCGGTAAAATTGCTGAATTGGCTGTAGGAAGTGCTCAGATTGATAATCTTGCGGTGACTAAAGGTAAAATTGATGCTCTTGCAGTTGATACCCTAAATATTGCTGACAATGCCGTAACTGTTCCGGTATCTGCATTTGCTGAAACTTCAATTGGTGTCGATACTGATTATATGACTATTCAGACGTTAAACGTGCCTTCTGATATGGGGCATACAGTTTTAACTTTTGGCGCTGTATTCAGCTTCTTAGGTTACGATTCAAAACAGCAAGTTTATTGTCGAGTACTTAAAAATGATCAAGTCGTTTTTGAGGATCTGGAAGTTCACTTTATTGAGCATAACTCAGTTGCTTTAATCACTGATGCAAACGGTTCGCATAACCATAATGGCTCTACTGTTAACGTCAGTGGTACAACGGGACAAGATGGCTCACATAGTCATAGTTACAATGTGAACGGCACAACAGGTTCAACTAATGCCGGAGGTACTTACCATAACCACAGCTTTAGTGCCAGTGGATCTACAGGCAATGTCGGCGGACATAGTCATAGCTTTAGTGCTAGCGGTAATATAACTATGTCGGAAGGTGGTGCGCATACCCACAAGATAACCGTGCAAGGTACTTCACGAAGTGCCGGAACACTTAATATTTCGAGACATGATTCAACAGGGATTTTTGGCACATATAAGCTACAGCTTAGAGTGGTCGCTGGTGGTTCTATGAATGTGTCACAACGTTATATTCATGCAATGACGATGAGGAAGTAATGGCATATTTTGCAGTTTATGAAGTTGAAACAGGTGAAATACAGAATTTAATTGAGTGCCCTGAATTTCTAGCTGAAACAATTCATCTAGAAGAGGGGCAACAATTTTTAGAAGTAGATCACCATGTATCAGCAAATAAATATTTGATCAAAAATGATGAGTTAGTCTTAAAGGATTAATTCAAAAAAATTATTTAAAGCACCCAATCGGGTGCTTTTTTTATTGCCAGTTTCTGGAGAAATGGGTATGGCAGAACCAGCAACATCAACAAGCACAGCAACTTTAGGTTTAGCAACAAACATAGCAGGGGGTGGAATGGTTTTAGTAGGCGGACTTTCAACTACTGAATGGATGGCTGTGCTAGGTGGCGTTTGTGCAGTGGTAGGTCTAATTATTCAGGCTGTAGCTGCATACCGCAAAGATAAACGAGATGAAGAGCTACACGATAAACGAATGCATGAGAAAGATTATGACGAGTAAAACTAAACTATTAGTGATTGGTTCAACTCTAACCGCCTCGATGGGCGGTTTTTTTATTTTTGGACCTAGTGATCAGCAAGTACAGGCTACGGCCGCAAAAGAAGGTTACACACCTAAACCGATTATACCTGTGAAGGGTGACCGTCCGACTATTGGCAATGGCACCACATTCTACCCGGATGGCCGTGCTGTAACGATGAATGACCCAGCTATTAGTCGAAAGCAGGCCTTTGAGTATCTGAAATTTACAATGAATAAAGATGCACAACCTTTCAATAAAACATTGCTAAATATTCCTATTTCACAAGCTGAATATGACCTTTATCTCGATTTTACATATCAATATGGAATTGGTGCCTGGTCAGGTTCATCCATGCTGAAAAATCTAAAAATTGGAAAATATAAAGCTGCTTGTGAATCATTATTGAAATGGAAATACGTTGCAAAGCGTGATTGTTCAATCCGTTCCAATGGTTGTTATGGGGTTTGGGTTCGCCAGGAAGAGCGCTATCAAAAATGCATGGGGGCTAATTCATGACTTGGATTTTATTAAATAAACGTTGGTCTTTAATTATCCTTTTGTCAGTCCTTTACGTTTTCCAAATTGGTTACACCAATCATTTAGCAGGAAAGTTAAAACAAGCTGATCAGCAATGCATGGCGCAAATACAAGATATCGAGCGTAAGCAGGTAAAAGCGCTTGCAGAAGCACAAAACCAAATTAATCAAGTGAGCGCAGACTATGAAAAATATAAGTCAGAACAACGCACAAAAGTCGAGTATGTTGAGCGTGAAGTGCAAAAGATCGTTGAACGTCCTGCTTATAAGTATGCTTGTGTTGACGCTGATGGCGTGCAGCAAATCAACGATCTTATCAAAGCCGGCAATACCAGCTAACTTAATGCAACCATGCCCTAATTTGAATGAATTAGCAGGCACAACGGGCAAAGACTGGATGCTTTGGTCTGTTGATACAGTTGCAAAATATAATGATTGCAAAGCCCGTCATGGTGGAGTTATAAAAGCTCTCAGGTGAGGGCTTTTATAAATTTGCGCATAAATCTGCTCGAAAAACAAAGCTATTGCAAATTTTGCGCAAAAATATTCACATTGGTGGTCTTATGCAAATCATGATTATGCTTTTTGAATGTGGTCGAGCGGAGAGTACTTGTAATTTACCAGCCGATATTGATAAGAAAGGTAAAGTTTTAAAAATCTATGATTATAAAATGAATGAATTGATGATTAATTTAGACGGTACTGTCACGTACAACAATAAACGTTGGACCTTTGAAAAACAACAATCTATTTAA